TCTCCAATCATCTATCTGTTTGTTTAACTCCTTTGCTAGTTTGAGTACCTCTTTGGTATCTGTACCCAGTTCATCACGTTCCACCACGCCCTCATCTACGAGCATCTGTGGTGGGTTGAAGCGATAAGAAATGTCACCCGAAGGTGACACTCTCTGTTGTACATAGCGAGGTAGCATCTGCATTAAGCGGCTTCCAATGCTAGGAACTTGCTGTCAGATACCCACTTGCTTACCTCTTGCTCACGACTGAACATGCTGATAGCCTGTGTGTCGTTGCCTGTGTTACGTAGGCTGAACCCATTACGATCATCAGCATAGGATGCGTAGTTGGTAAAGGCAGAGTACAATGCCCACTTATTGTGACCACGTTGTGAAGCCTCATGGCAGTACAACTCGTACATCTTCTCAGACTTACGCTTGGATGCAATCATGTCCTCAAGCAATGACTTTACGTTTACGTACTTGAGGTCAGTCTCAGCCCACACCTGCATCTTAGCAGTCTCTTCGTAGAAGTCTCTCCTTGCACGAGTTAGCTCACTAATGAAACCTTCCAGTGTAAAGTTAGATGTGTTCTTCTTACGCACCTTGTCGTATTCGCCACGTATCATGCCGTTTATGCAGAAGAAATCTATCTGTCCAAAGAATACTTGGTTGCTGCATGACCCATCAATACCATGTAATGATATGATACGATTGCCCAACGTAGTTGTGTGTTTGTCAGTAGAAATCTCTACCTGCATGTCAGGCAGTGTGATGTCTAGCATAGACCATGCACCACCTCTGGCAGTACGCCAGTTGTACTTGGCATTGGTCATCTCAGCAGGTGTGATGTTCTCTGTCAGTGTGTCCATGACACCCCGATAGAAATCACCATGAGATGCACAGGTAAAACCTGTACCCACGATACCCATGTATTCACCAGTGTCACCATTGATGACGTACTTCTTGTCATGCACCTTGGTAGGTTCAAACTCCACGTCAAAGTCTAGTCGTGTAGGTATGTCGAATGTGTTGTTAATGTCAAATGGCATTACTTATCTCCTTCTAAGTTGTTACGAATTTCTTTAAATAAATCTTTTAGTTCTTTGTTATTTGCCATAATTGTTTTAGGCAGTAGTTTCTCGCACATTTTCAGTACTTTTAATTCTAATTCTTTGACCATGTGTATCCTTCTCAGTTGGTTATGTGGCAACTTTGCCATAGTTATGTAGTCTTGTCTACCCCTATACTAGTAACGGTAACTATTTATAGAAGATGTGTGACCCATGAGCCACAGTTTTGTCATAGTGCTTACGCCACCACGGACTTACGTAGGTAGCATGGTAGTGTGTAGCACCATGTGTATTGTCTTCGTGATAGCCATACAGTGTGTTGTAGGCTACCACTTGTGCAACTACCCATGACATATTGTCTTTAGGTTTATCTGACTTACCGTCACAGTACCAAGAGAACTGGCACTTGTGCCTACCCTTATGGTATCCCTGCTTTACCACCTTACAGGCATCATCAGGGAATGCGTCATTTGCTACACGATTGAGCACTACGTGGGCAACTGCATACTGCCCATCCATAGGCTCACTACGTGCCTCGTAATATACATTGAGTGCAAGGCACGTGAGAAACATTTCAATCATCGGGTATCAATCTCCAAGCAAGCCAGTGTCTCTGAGCTATGGTTCACAAGAACCACTGCTTCTTTCAGAGCCAACTGGCATTCCTCTACCTTACCATATGTTCCCAACTGGTAGTAATCAACTCCCTGATTGGTCACGAGTTGCATCCACACTAGTATCCACATCATCTGTACTCTCCTTAAATTTATCTCTGGCTACGCCAGTTTCCTTAGACAGTGCATCAGCCATAGCCTTTGCAAGTTCTTTGTTATCACAATCAATTATTATTTCCATCGTCAGTCTCCTCTTCTTTTGTTTGTATAATACAAGCTTCACACAAGTAGCCACAGTCATTATCCCACTCGTGATATTCCAATAGTTCTATGTCACCACAGTTTTCACATGCGCTGACCATTGTTATTTGCATCAGTCCTCTCCTTCCTTGTCAGCTTTCAATCCCCTATATAACATTGCTTCTGCATCTTTATATTGACCTCGTAGCATACAGTCATGCGCCCACCTAAACCAAGACATCGCTTCATGGTTAGGCTCACCAGTTCTTACCTCTTCCAAGGTAGTACTACTGGCTAGACTACCCACCTGATTGAGATTGAGAAACCCCAACAGGTTAGGCTTGTCTACTGGTACATCGACAGTGCTGTAGTCTTTGCCGCAATACTTACGTGCATCGGCCTGTGTTCCTGCCCACACACCACTGGTGTTCTTGTATAGTTTCATGCTACTTCCTCTGGTACAAACCACTCTGGCACTGGACGATTAGTCCACACCATATTGAACCTGCGTTGCTTGGTCATGTAGAACTTGCGATAGCTTTCCAAAGGCCACGCATGTCCAGACTTCAAGTCAGTGTGTTCGCTGAAACACTCAGGGTGTGGTGTGAGCAAGCCATCAGGCACATACTCTGCACCATCCACCAGTGCATCCCACAAACGGAATGATGCATGTGTCTTGCCGTATCTGTGGGTGTACTCTTTGCACATCCAACGAAACATTTCTAGCGAGAACTCAAAGTTGGCACGAGATAGCCCTGCCCATATAGTACATGGGTGCTTCTGATGTACGGCACGATACAACCCTGCTTCCTCTGCATACTCTGGTGCATGTAGTCTGAGTGTAGTGCATAGCATCTGTGCCTCTTCAAGTGGCATCTTGACCACGTGCTTGTCACACAAGTCACGAGCAATCAAGTCAGGGCTGTAGTTTATGATAAATCTATTCATGTTTACTCCTATTCATTTTACCTATCCAATGTGTACAATCGTCACATGGATCATCAGGCGGCATTGGTTTCTCTGTCGGTGGTGGTTTCCGTTTCATCTACCTTGTACACAAGGACACGTATCTCGAATGACATGTCATCATTGACAGTCGCCTCTGAACGTAGCCCCACTGTGTCTCCCTCACTAGCAAACTTACGTAGGTTCTTGATGGACAGTAACCTGTCACCTCGTGGCCTACGGTACAAACGTACCTCTGTTGGTGTATCATCCTCATACAACGCATCAATGATTACCTTATCGCCATTGGCAATCTGGTTGTATGAATAGTTTATTTCATCAGCTAATTGTTGCACTGATTTGTTGGCATCAATGATTGACTTAGTAAGCATACGCTTAGTCAATTTAATTCTAGCTTCTGTGTCTGTTAGTCTATAGCTTTCAGCTTTCATGTCTGTCTCCTTACTGTACTGCAAACGGTGCTTCATATATGTATGGGTACTGATTGTATTCTTCCATCTCATACTCACCGCATTCTAAAAAATCTATGTTCACTGCATCTGGGTGTATGCTACGAGCTAGGTGCATTGCAAACTCTGTAGCACTGTGCCAGTCAACGATTGATGGATATGTATCGTCTAGTTGTATAAGACTTTCCATGCCATCAACATCAACCTTCACATCATAACCCATTACTAGCATGGCTGTACTTCCTCTGCATATATGTATGGTTTCATGTCAACGTAATCTCCCAGAACGGTGCTAGGCTCAAGAGATAGATAGGCACGTTTGGCTTTACGCACAGGTGTCTTGTCTATCACCTTCACAAAACTGTCATACTTGTATGGGTTGTACATAACATTGTCCAACGTTGGACAGTCTTTCTCACTGAAGTATGTAGCTTCGCCACGCACAAAGGCATGGACATTTTTCTTGCCCTCACGTAAGACACGTTGCCTACCACCTTGACGTACCACAAACTCTGGATTGCGTATGTGTACTCTATCAGTGTGTAGTATCACTCTACCCGACCTAGCTGATCGGACAGAGAATACATGCTTGTGTAAATTAAAATAGACTTCAACTCTCATCGTCTTTCTCCGTTTGTATTTGTTGTGCATAGTCTTTGCATATACGTTTGTGATGGCATATGATGACAACCTTACCGTCATCATCATACACCGTGTACTTGCGTCTATGTAGCAAGATGTTCACTACCCTGCAAAGTGCCAGAACCTACGCTCTGTACCCTTGTTACGGTTGTGTTCAACGTACAAGCTGAACTTGCCCATGTGATGTGCAGTCATGCAATCACTACGGTTGAACAAAGACAAGCCACGAGACTTGACACTACGCTTACGTAGCAATCCCTTTTGTCCAAGTAAGTTGAAACGGAAACCTGATGTTCCGTCATTGAGTGGTTTAGTCGCTAGTAATACAAACATGTTTTATCTCCTTATGCTTGTGGGTTAATAGTTTAATGCTATACTATTTATAACACTTTCATTACATATCAAGTGTTATAATATAGTATGTTATCGGACAACCTTTCGTTGCTGTTGTTTTTGTTTACGTGCAATCTTACGCTCACGTTTCCAATCATCATTACGTTTGGATCGTCCAACGTTGGACACTTTGGTTTTAGAAAACTTAATAAAGTTTTGCATCTCGTATCGCATTTTGCTTTTCCTTTCTTGTAAGCTTACGCTTGTTACCTTTTTTAGGTGGCACTACTTGAGGCGACTTGCGCTCTTGTAGCATTGCCTTTGCCACTGGGTTTACGTACCTGATCTTGGTCAATTTCATCTCGTATCTCCTTGAGCCTGTCTATCAGGCTATTTAAAGACTTGCCATACATAAGTATGGTTGCATCACCCCAACCCTCTTTTGTTTCGGGCATGATAGCAATCTCACGTTGGTCAGGCCAATTGTCTCTATTCCTATGTTGTGCAATGGACACTTCTTTGCCTTTGTGGGTTACATATATGTTGTTCATGTTAACAGTCATGGCGTTACCTCTCAATACTTTTTCACTTTTTCTACAACGGTGAATATATCATTCATCGTGTAGCATATTCTGCAATCCTTGCACTGTTGACCTGTGCAATTCTGCTTGTCCACATGCTCATGTTCAAGCACGTTGTTGAACGTCTTGTCAAAACCTTTTGGTGGCTTGGACATAACATGTGATATCTTGGGATTTGAGTATATCAAAATCATATTGCTAGGTTTCTCATTGTCACGCAACCATCGCATTACAATGTCAGTGCGCTTTGTCCACAGTGTAAACGTACACCACGGATTGTCATTGACAATAGCAACTAGGTTATCCATGTGTTGCATATTGATTAGCTCACCATGAGCATCAAACCGAAATATAGCATCTATAATGCGTGGGATTTCGTGAGGCTCAAGTGGTCTGGATGATAGCAAATCACTGTTGCGTTGCAAAGAAGCTTGCATGTTTTTGCGATAGCTTTTGAGCATTGTATGGCTATAGCATTTGCCACAGATATTATCTGTATCATGCTCAACGGCACGTTCATGTTGCTCAATGCAATACGCATTTGTACGAGTGTTTGTGCTGATGGCACGTAAGCCGTCAAGCTTACCTGTCATGTTGGATATGTGAACAGCAGGTTTAGTCATTGTACAAGTTCCTTGTAAAGTGTCCAACGTTGGACGGTTTCAGTTTCAGTGTTAATGTCTATACATGTTATATAACACTTTCATATACATTTCAAGTGTTATATAACTGTAAGACTATTAAAATACATTCGTCAATCAAATATCCTTGATCCAAAATGTTAAGATGGCAAGTGTACCATAAGGTACAAGAACGCCAAGAACGATGGGATCAAAGTTGTATACAAGCACTGCATACACCATAAATGCCACGAGCATTGTCATAAACGTCCACAATAACGTGAACACAAGTCTGAATAAAAACATTTGATAATCTCCGATTACAGTTTAAAACACCAATACACTCCCCGAAGGGAGTGCATGAATGCTTTGAACCTAAGCAACTTTTTTCTTGGCCTTACTCTTGCTAGGCTTTGCCTTTGCAGGTACTTGTGCCTTGCCAAGATGCTGTTGAAGATCGTTGATAATATCTTCGATATTTAGATTGTTTTGTTTGCAGTGATGCAGAATGGTATCTACCATTTTTGTACGAGTGATCATCACATTAACTGAACGCTGTTCAGTAGCGGCAGGTTTATCTGCTTTAGCAGTTTTAGGTTCAGACTGTCCAACGTTGGACACTTCTGCTTTAGCAGGTTTAGTGGAATCCCTCATCGCTTTCTGCAATGCAGTGAGTGACGTGAAGCCTTTCTTTGAGGCTTTGATAAACTCACGACACTGAACCTCATTCTCAGCAAACCAAAGAGCTTCTGATCGTCTTCTACGATCAACGACATGGATTCCATGAGTCGTCAATACTTGACGTGAAATCTGTCCACTGTCCATCGAAGAAGCGGCTTTCAATCGCATAAGCAGATGACCTAAACGTGTATCAAAACCCTTGGTTTTTGTACTGTCTTTCAGACTGTTAGTCTGTTTCCAAATACGACCTAGGGCTTTGCCCTCTTGGATATCTGCTTGAATTGAAGTTCCTTCAACTTGCTGAGTTTTTGGTGATTTTGCCATTGGGATGGCTCCTTTCTCTATCTGATGTTTATATAAGAAATATTTAACTATTTCACTAAAGATGAATAGTTAAATATTTATTGTATAAACGTTAGATCAGATAGAGAGTTGGTTGTCAAGCTCTTCATGCGTGATCCTCTGCGCCTGTCGTTTCATGCGCCACTGCAAGAATACTGTAGGTATTCTGAAGTCCGTGTGCGAAACTCATGTGTATGCACGAGGCTTGAAACCGTCCAACGTTGGACACTTTGATCTGCCACCACCCCCCCTTGGGGGTAGGGTAAAATAAGCATCGGCACTTCAACACAACCTTGTTGTGACATTTTAACCTTTCAACTCACTACAAGTAGTGGCAACTGATTACATAACAGTTGTCTACGACAAGTAAGCCATTGATATCCCACATACTTTGTATGATATGGTGGATGATAGCACATTTGTTGCTTTCACCATGCGCCATGACGTTGCATGATGTACGCAATTGCGCTGTGAGGCAGGGGTAGGCGAGGGCCACAGGGGGGTGGGGCGTTACTGTATACACATAAATACACAGATCAGAAATAATGAGTGTTAACCACATTACATATATGGTGGTTTACACATACTTGTGATCACAAAACTAGGATAACACTTATATGTGATCACATAATAAATGTATGTCATTGTACGATTATGGGTTGACATGGGTCATAGAATGTGTAAAACTACGTTAGTAGTTAGTTAGGTTACACTAACAGTGATACATGTACAATGTAACACTTAATATGCTCTTATATAATACTCTTATATATACATTAACTATAAATACATTTAAGTATACACGTACAGTGTATATGCCGTTAGGCGAGAGCTTTCGTATTTAAATATAAATAATTGTTGACAATGGCAAAGAAATCAGTAAAACTATACACAGACAATGTAATAGAAGAGTTCTATTCTCATCTAGTAAATAATACATTGAAAGATTTACATATCCCCCATAGTGATGTATTCTACGTAAGAGAAGCCGTACAGAACCATTATGGGAGGCCATTTACGTTGGAACACGTAGAATGGGCAATGAGAAAAGAAGGTTGGACAGATGGCAACAACTAAAGATGTAAAACGATTACCTAGTGGTAGAATAGAATACCGTGGGGAAACCTTTGCAGGATACAACAAACCTAAGAGTACTTCAGGTGGTTCTAAGAAATCTGCTGTATTAGCTAAGAAGGGTGATCAGGTAAAGTTGATTAGGTTTGGTGATCCAAACATGAGCATTAAAAAAGATCAACCTGCTAGACGTAAAAGCTTTCGTGCTAGACATAATTGTGATACAGCAAAAGATAAATTTACAGCTAGGTACTGGAGTTGTAAAGCATGGTAAAGGAGATTTAAAATGGGAATAGGTGCAGTAAAAAAAGTTTTAAAGAAAGCGACTGAAGGACAAAAAAAAGTTGAACCTGCAGTAAAACAACAACGTGCATACGGTAAGGGGCAAGTAAAAGCTGCTGCAGCTACAGGACTTACTGCTGCTGCTCTTGCAGGTATGTCATTAAAAGAACTACGTGCTGAACTTAAGAAAGCTAAAACAGAAACAGAACAAGCTAAGATTAAAGCAGCCATTGAGAAAACACTACGTAAAATGTTACAGGAAGAAAAAAAAGAAAATAACATGAATCGTGGTGGGGTATTAAAGAAACCATCTTCCGATCAATCAGGTTTAAAAAAACTTCCTAGCGGTGTCCGTAATAAAATGGGGTACATGAATCGTGGTGGAATGGTTCGCAATGGTCACACTGATATGCGTAAGGGTGGCATGTTCCTAAAGTGAGCATAGAAGCTGACTTACGTGATTGGTCAAAGACTGTATTAGAAGTTCCAAATGAGGCACTCAAAGGATTACCTGCCTGTCCATATGCAAGAGAGGCATGGAAACAAAACAAAGTAAATGTAATCGAAACCCCGAACATAGGTATTGAAACCATTTGCCAAGCTAAAAAGTTTGACAATACATATGATCTGGTAGTTATAGCTTCCTATACATTTCCATCCCCCTACGCATTTACTGAGTTTATAAATTTTTTAAATGACACTTTTACAAAAGAAGATTTGCACATCATGGGGTTTCACCCTGAATACGGTGCAGAAGATGCAGACTTAGACTTCTTGTATGAACATGAGTGGGAGTCTGCTATAGAGAAAGAATACGCAATGATGTTTATTCAATCTCTTTCAAAGGTAGATGACGCAAGTTTGAAACTAGAGAAACTAGGATACTATAATGTGTATCCATCTGAAGAGTATCAGACTCTTGTATTAGATAGAAGAAAACGGAGAACAAGACAATGGCAATGAAACCTCGAGCAATGAAAAAGAAACCAATGATGCGTGGCGGTATGGCTGCAAAGAAAAAACCAATGATGCGTGGTGGCGGCATGGGCAAAAAGAAAATGATGCGTGGTGGCATGACTAAGAAGAAGAAGTAATGTGGATTGCTATGTTGTTGATGTGTACAAATCCATCGGCATTATCTTGTCAGGTTATAGCAAAACCAGAACCTTTCTATGTAGAGAGAGCCTGTAAAGAAGAAACTATTATTATAACTAATGACTTAGTAGCAAAAGGTATATACGCAGTACCAACATGTGTTAAAATTGGAACTAACTTATAGGAAACTAAAATGAAGAAACTATTATTACCAGTTGCATTTGCAACTATGGCAACATCTGTATCAGCTATGGACTTAGGATACGGTGTATCTGTTGGTGCTGAAACAGAACTAACATATACCACAGGAACAGAACTGTGGACAATGGATGTGACACCATCAATGGGTATAGGTGCATATGGCGTTTCCTTTACAGGTGAAACAACTATAGATGTACTAGATTTAAATAACGGTGACATCTTTACAGGTGTAGATTGGAAAGCTGAGTACGTATGGAAAGGCATAACAACATATACTAAAGTATCATCAGATGCAGACTTTGAGTTTGGTGATATTACAATGGGCGCAAAGTTAACATTTTAAATGGCTAACCCTGCTACAGCTAAATACTTTACAAAGGCAAAAGACCTTTCTGCAACATCGGGTGGTGCTAGTGGTGATGTAGTGTACACATGTCCTAATAACCATGTGTCACTCATCACTTTTTTGCATGTATCGAATGGCTCTACAAATAATAAGAAGTACAGTCTTCAGTGGTATGAAGCAGCTACAACTACGTATCACTTTCTTGTAGATGAACACAGTCTATCAGCAAACAGTTTAGAAGAAGTTGTGCAGGGTGGTGGATACCTAGCATTAGCTGCAGGTGACAAGATCATAGGCTTTGAAGACAGTAGTTCTGATTTTCACGTAGTTGTATCTGGTGCGGAGTATTACCAACCAACATAACGGATATGCAACTTTTGTGAGTACTCATAGGTTAGCAACTATGATATAACTATCTCCATACGCTACAATGTAGCGAGTAACACTAAAGGAGATAGACATGAGTGTAAAACAATTTTTTAAGAATGCTTGGAAGAAACATGAGGTCGCCCAACAAAAACGTGCAGATTTTAGATTGCTGCAGATGATGAGTGACAAAGACTTAAACGATATAGGTATAGGTCGTGCCGATATAAGGAGAGTTATATATGCCGAAGAAGAAAAGCACAGTTAACGCAGCAGGAAATTACACAAAACCTACCATGCGTAAGCGTCAGTTCTCAAGAATAAAAGCAGGTACTAAGGGTGGCAAAGCAGGACAGTGGAGTGCTCGTAAAGCTCAAATGCTTGCATCAGCTTATAAAAAAGCAGGGGGAGGGTACAAATGAAACGATACCTTAAACGACTATGGTGCGCTTTAATTAATCGTAAGTGCAATCCACAATGTGAGTGCTGCTAGTTGGCACTCGCTAAGTCACAAAAAAGCCTAAAGTCTTGGACGAAACAAAAGTGGAGAACCAAGAGTGGTAAGCCTAGTGCTAAAACTGGTGAACGTTATTTACCTTCTGCGGCTATTAAGTCTCTTAGCAGCAGTGAGTATGCCGCTACAACCAGAGCTAAACGAAAAGGCACAAAGGCAGGTAAGCAGCATGTGGCTCAACCTAAAGGCATCTCAAAGAAGACGGCTAGATTTAGGAGAACCTGATGGTAGAAGAATATGACTTAGACAAGAACGGTAAGCTAGACGAAGAAGAACGTGCTATCTATTTAGAGGATAGGCGTAGGAAGATGGAAGATGAAGATGCCAAGCGTGATGCCCAACGCAATATGACTTGGTTTGCTTTGTCAGGTATGGTACTATACCCTATGGGTATTTTTCTTTGTACGTTACTTGGTATGGAAACAGCAGCAATGTTAATAGCTGATATAGCTAATATCTACGTTGTGTCTGTATCTGCACTTGTTGGTGCATACTTTGGTTTCACAGCAATGGGAAATAAGAAATGATAGGACAATTACTAGGACCAATATCACAATTAGCAGGTACGTGGTTAAATGGTAAGGTAGAACAAAAAGCTGCACAGAATAAAGTGAAGGTAGCTAAAGCAGAAGCGGAAGCAGCCATCATGGTGTCAGCCGCTACCTCAGAAGCTGAGTGGGATCGCATTATGGCGAATGCATCTGCAAACTCGTGGAAAGACGAATGGCTTACAATTTTGTTTTCAATTCCATTAATTCTTGCATTTTGTGGGGATTGGGGTAGACAGATAGTAGCAGATGGTTTCCTTGCTTTGGAAGTTATGCCAAGCTACTATCAATATACCTTGGGAGTAATTGTATCTGCATCATTCGGTGTAAGAGCAGCAACAAAGTTTTTTAAGAAGTAGGAGTAAACATGGCATTTAAATTATCAAGTAGATCATTGGGTAAACTAGAGGGTGTTCACCCTGATATGGTGGAGACAGTAAAAAAAGCTATTGAAGTAACTAAAGTGGACTTCGGAGTTACATATGGTGTAAGAGATTTGGCAGAGCAAGAGCGTCTGTTTAAATCTGGCAGATCACAGACTATGAAGAGTAAACACCTCATACAAGACACAGGATACTCACATGCAGTAGACCTAGTAGCTTATGATGGATCAGATGTGGTCTGGGAAATAAATGTTTATGACGATATTGCTGATGCAATGAAAGCTGCAGCAAAAGAAGTTGGTTGTGCCATTAAGTGGGGTGCAGCTTGGTCAGTAGGCAATATAGTAGATTATGGTGGTACAATGGAAGAAGCCATGAATGAATACGCCCATTTATTGATGGGCCGCATTTTGAATTGATGGTATAATGGCTAGACAATTAACAGAACAACAACAGAAGTTCTTGAGTGTATTATTTGAAGATGCAGGTGGTGACATTTTAACAGCAAAGAAGCTTGCAGGATATTCAGATACAACTTCTACAAGTCATGTTGTAAATAGTTTAAAAGAAGAAATCATAGATGCTACTCAAACGTTTCTATCACGCAATGCTCCCAAAGCTGCAATGGCTATGGTTGGTGCATTGTACGATCCTACTGAGCTAGGTATACGTGATAAGATGCAAGCAGCTAAAGAGTTACTTGATCGTACTGGTCTTGTAAAGACTGAGAAGGTACAAGTTGAAGCCAA